TGCAGGTGCCGGTGCTGCGCCGCGGCGAGATTGGGTTCCTGGCGCCTCCGGCGCGTGAGCCCGGCGTTGCCTTCCACCTGATCGACTCGGTGATGGCGCAGACCGACCGCTACTTCGGGCGCCCGACCGAGAAGGTGCCGCCTGCGGTCACCCAGATGCGTCAGCAGCGCCTGATCAACAACTGGCTGCACGGGTGGACCGAGGCCTTCCGCCAAGTCCTATCGCTCACGCTGCAGTACGTCGGCCCCGCTGAGATCATGCGCATCACGGCTTCCACCACGCAATTGCCCGAGAACGTGCAGGACTTCGATGTGATGCTGAAGTTCGACATCCGCGAGCTGTCGACCGACTTGGTGACGGAGAAGCTCAAGGCCATCAGCACCCTGGTGCTGCCTCTCGACACTGCCGGCGTGATCGACCGGGCCAAGCTGATCTCGGTGGCGCTCCGCAGCATCGACCCCAACCTCGCTTCCGAGCTCGTGATGCAGCAGGGACCGGCCGCGCAGAAGATGTTCGGCGAGACCAACGACGAGATTGCGCTGATCAGCCTTGGCAATCCCCCGATGCTGCGCGAGAACGACCCGACGGCTGCTATGCGGCTGCAGTTCGCCCAGCAGGTGCTGGCTTCGAATCCGAAGTACCAGGCCCAACTGCAGCAGGATCAGCTCTTTCAGGCCAACCTGCAGAAGTACATCGAGAATCTGCAGTTTAGCGTGCAGCAACAGCAGAATGCGGTCACAGGCCGCCTTGGCGTGCAATGAAACTCAACCAAGAACAACTGGCCGAGGCCCTCTCGGTCTCCGACGAGCATCCGGTGCTCGCGGCCTTCCTGCAGATCATCGCCGACAGTGCCGAGGACGAGACGCGCTCGGCCATCGTGCCCAACCTGTCGGCCGAGGATCGGGCCTACAACTGCGGCCGTGCCGCGGCTATTCAAGATTTGAGCCTGCTAATTAGCTCGCTCAGAAGTGAGAAAGATTTGACTTCCGGTCGATCTTAGTATCTCACTAGTTCAACAGCTTCTTGGTGAGCCTTCAATCACCATGGCGAACGATACCCGGCTTGCAGGGTCAAAACAGCATGGACATCCAGAATACGACACAGGAAGCGAAACCTGCCCAAAACACGGCACAGCCCCCAATCAACCCGATGCAGTTCGACGAATCGGCGTTGGCGAAGCTGCTGAAGACACGATTCAGCGGGGAGGAGGAAAAGCAGCAGAGCGTCGAACAGTCGGAGCCTGAGCCTACGGCCGTGAGTGCGGACGAGGAGCAGGCGGCGGAACCGACCGCTGAAGAAACGGAGAGTCAGGCAACCGAGCCGCCTGATGAAGTTCTTTCGGAATCCGAAGACAACGACGAGTCGTTGGGCTTCCGCAAGCGTATCGACAAGCTCACGCGCCAGAAGAAAGAGGCGCTGGAGAAGGCCGAGGCGTTGGAGCGGGAGCTGAACGAGGCGAAGACCAAGCTGGAGCAAGTGCAGACCGAGAGGCCTGTGCCTGCTGTTTCGAGTGCGCAGGATCCGTTCGCGGATGTATGGGACGATGGGAAGCTCAATGACGAGTGGACCAAGGCCCGGAATCTGAAGCGGTGGTGCGAGGACAATTCGGACGGCTGCGAAGTGGACGGCAAGGAGTACAGTGCGGAGGACATCAAGTCGATCAAACGGCGCGTCGAAGATGCGTTGGACTTGCACATCCCCAACCGCGCTCGCTTCCTGCAGAACTACAAGCAGATCAAGCCGATTGCGGAGCAGCTCTATCCTTGGTGGAAGGACCGTGCCAGCACCGAGTATACGGAGGCGCAGACGGTGTTGCGGCAGTTGCCGCAGCTATCGCACCTGCCCGAGTATCAGGTGCTGATCGGCGACTTCATCGCCGGGCGCAAGTTGCGGTTGGAGGCATCGAAGGGGAAACCCGCGGTGAAGCCCATCGTGAAGGCGCCCAGCCAGCCTGGCAAACCCACTATTGCTCCCGTGAAAAAGGATGCAGCAGCGGTTGGCCTGCAGCAGGCGAAGTCGAAGTTTTCGAAGACCGGGAGTCAAAGTGAATTGGCTCAAGTATTGAAAAGGATGCTCTAAGTTATGCCCCTGCTCCAAGAAAATCAGGCCGGCACTGTGCCGTTGGCCTCCACCTCCGCGATCCGTGAGGATCTGGCGGACTACATCGCCATCGTCGACGCCAAGTCGACTCCGTTCGTGTCCATGGCCCCCAAGGGCAAGGATCTCGGGAATATGCAGTTCTCGTGGCAAGTCGACAACTACGGTGACCCTCAGTTGCAGGGTGTTGTCGACGGTGCTGACGTGACTGTTTCCAGCGCGGCCAATCCGGTGCAGAACCGGACCCGCCTGAACAACTACGGTCAGGTGTTCCGCCGCGACCTGCGTATCGGCTTTATCGCTGAGACCCAGAACGTCGCTGGTGTGACGGATGAGCTTGCCAACGGCATTGCTAAGACCCTCGTTTTGATTAAACGGGATATGGAAGCGACCTTTATGTGCACCAATCAGGCTGCGCAGACTGAGGTCAGCACTTCCAATCCGTATCTGACCGGCTCGCTTGGCAACTGGTTGAACAGCACCAACAGCTCCAACATCGGCGCCTGCGCTTCTGGCTCGCCGTTCCTGCCTGCCTCTGGCGCTGTTGACACTACGGCTGCCGCTTCGTTCACCGAGGCTACCGCCCAGAACGTGCTGACTGCCATCTACGGCAACACCGGCACCTTTCGCGACTACGATTGTATCGTTGGCACCACGCTGAAGCGTGCGTTCACCAATCTGACTGCCTCTGGCACGACTCAGGTTGTCAATTCCAACTCCATCGCCGCCACTTCGGTGCGCACGTTCAATCAGGATCTGTCGAGCGACACGTTCAAGTCGTCCATCGATCTGTTCGAAGGCGACTTCGGCCGCCTGATTTTGCACCCGACGACCTTCATCGGCGGCAAGAACGGCACTGCTCTGTCCGCTCAGGCCACCAAGGGCTATGTCATCCCCATGGACATGGTCGAGGTGCGCTACGCCAAGCTGCCGCAGGTCAAGGCTCTGCCTGACGCTGGTGGCGGTCCTGCCCGTCTCGTCGAGGCCATTGCCGGACTTGTGGTGAAGAACCCGAGCGGCTTTGGTTTCTTCAACGGAGCCTAAACCACTCAAACACGGGGAGGTTGCTGGACAAACCCGGCAGCCTCCCCTTTTCTCTGCACATGAATCAGAACGCTTCCTCAGTCATTGCAAACGCTCTGGACGATCTTCCCGGAGATCTGCGCCGTGCGGTCATCAAGGAGTTCGAAAAAGGTATCCAGAAGGACTGGGTGCAAGCCGGCATCCAGCAGAAGCGGATTGCCAAGGACTCGCAGACCGACCTGCGCAGTGTGGACGGCATCGGCCGTTTGCGGATGCGCATCGACCCTACGCTGTACCACGCCTGGGGCACCAAGTATGGCTACGACTGCTGGAAGGACTCGCAGTTCCTGCGCGAGATCGAGCGCGACAACCCTGAGGTCAGGGTTAAATGCGGGGGTACACGCTTGCAGGTCGGTTGGCAAGGTGGCACAAAGAGGAGCAGTCAGAAGTTCACCCTATGAATGTTGGCTCTAATCGTCAGCTCGCCGGCGAGTTCGGCGGAAAGTACATCACCGCGGCCGACGGCACGGTGAGCGGCAACTGGATGGAGATCCATGCCGTCTCGACGTCGATCCTGTCGGGCTGCACGTCCAACATCACCGGCTTGGGCTCTGGCGTGACCATACAGGCCGGAGATTCGATCTCTGGTGTGTTCACCTCGCTCGCTCTCAGCAGCGGCGGCCTGGTGGCCTACAACCGCAAGTGGACTTGATGCGCCGATGAGATTGGGACTAGGCCTCGGCGTTGACGTCCAGCGGTTCGCTGGCGGCGGCGGAGGCGCGGACTATCCCATCCTGCGGCGCGACCTTCTCCAGGAGAACGAGGACTTCATCCTGCTGGAAAACGGCACCGACAAGATCGTCATCACCTTCGGCACATTCGACTCTTTAGACTTGGAGAACGGGGACTTCCTGCTCCAAGAGGACACAGGCAAACTCATCATCCAAGCAAACTAGCATATGGCAGACACGAAAATCACGGCCTTGGCGGCCATCACCACCGTCGATCCCGCGGCAGACGTTCTGCCGATTGTGGATGTCTCCGATACGTCGATGGCGGCGTCCGGCACCACGAAGAAGATCACCTCCAACCAAATCCTCGGGGCCGGCGGCACCGCCACCCTCGCTAGCGCCACCATCACCGGCGATCTGACGGTGGATACCTCGACCCTGAAGGTGGATTCGGCGAACAATCGGGTGGGTATTGGTACGGCGAGTCCAATTTCACAGTTTGCCAACACAAACACGACCGACACAATCACAGGAACTGTTACCGATGGATTTGCTTGGCGGTCTGTTTCAAATGATTGGGCCGCAGCGATTATTGCTCGACCTGCTTCTGGTAATGCTTATGCGCTTAGGGCGCACACTGGTGGTGCAACTGCGTCTGATTATCCTCTTTGGCTGTCCTCTGGCGCTTCTGCTGGTAACACGGTTTTGAGTGTCACTGGCAACGGCATTTTTACCTTCGGAGACGGCGCTGGCGGCACCCGAATGACCCTCAACTCCACGGGGCTGGGCGTGGGGGATGCTCCTGCAACCAATTCTCGTATTACCATTGGTTCAACCAATGCGACTGGTTTCCAATACGCTTTGCGAACCACTGGCATCACTACTGGCCGTTCTCAGATTTATCTGAACAACACCAGCGGAG